CACCTTGGTCAGTGGAGACGAAGAAGATCTTACCAGATCTCTCAACATTAGTCTCGTTGCCCTGAGAAGCAGAGTTCTCATTAACATTCGGGTAGTTGGTTAGAGCGGTGTTACCAGTACCAATCAACAGGAAGTCGTGACCCGTGAGACGAACCTTAGAGAAGTCGGTTCTCATTACGAACTCTTGATCATCGAACGAAGCAGGAGCGGAACCCTTGCCAGGAGCGATGTTGATCGTAGCACGACCAGTACCAGAGTCGTAGTTAGTTACGGTTCTGATGATGTAGGTGGTAGTATCGGAGTAACCCATACCAACCGTGGTGAATCCGAGAGCATCACCAACCTGAGGAGTTGTGCTCAGACCAGTGATCTCGAACAGAATGTCCTTCTGACCAGAGACGGCACTACTGGTGCTCTTGATCTGGAATCTACCAGTTGCACCTGCGCCAACAGAATCAGTCTCAACATATTCGCCAGGAACAAAGACGGTAGTACCAACACCAACGGCACCGTTAGCACCATCGGGGTTACCGAAACCAGAGTCATACTTGAAGTAGATCTGCTCACCAGACTGTTGATCGTTAGTAAGAACAGCACGAGCACCCGATACAGTACCACGCATCGTGGCACCAACGGAGAGCGTACCTGCTACCTGACCGACAACCAGTTCCAGTTTGTCACCGAAGAGGCGACCAGATCTTGCAGTCTCCAGAGTGGAGAAACCACAAGCAATAGCACCGTAATCACCGTAAGAGTTGTTACCCGACAGAGATCTGATCTCAGAACCGTCGTCGGAAACATAACCGAATGCACAGTAGTAAGTGAAGGAGGATACAATCTCAGAAAGAGCATCGTCTTCCAGGAAGAAACCTACGCCGCCAGAGTTAATGTTGGTAAAGGCGTCGAAGACCATCGACTTAGCACCTCTACCCTCTGCGGATGCCTTACCTTCGTGGACACCACCTTCAATGAATACACCGATTGCACCACCGTGACCAGTGCCATCAGTACATACATTAGAGAAAGCGGTGCAGTCCTTAACATAAGGAGAGCGATCAAGGATCGGAGTCTCGGGGTTCAGTCTGAAGTATACACCACAAGATGTGGTGCCAATACCAGTCTTAATCTGCCACAGATCAGTGTTGAAAGGATCGGTGGTGTCATAGTTGAAACCTTGGAGACCACGCATCGTGATCGCCTGAACCGTAGTAGAGTCAGACAAGAAGAACATTGTCTGACGAGCATTAGGAGTAACACCGTCAGTGGAAAGACCAGCAGCAGGTTCAATTGTCGTACCTCTCAGAACATCACCAGCGATGTTGAAGTTCTTAGGCAGTGTAATAGGAAGCTGTTCTTGGAATACACCAGCAGACAGCTTCAGAATAACAGGAGACGAGTCAGTTACCTTACCACCGCTGACATAATCGTGAGCAATAGTGGAGATACCAACATTAGTTACGAAGGTGTTAGAGTCAGTAACGGAGTCAACTGTGAAGAAGAAACCTTGTGTACCATCAGGGAAGATAGTAGTAGTAACACCAGAATGTGCAGAAGCACAGGTGAAAGCAATACCAGAAAGTTTGATCTCAGAATTCGGGAACAGACCGTGAGCAGCAGCAGTTACTGTTGCAATACCAGTGGACTCATCATAGACAAAGTTCGTGATGTCTCTCTGAATCTGTGCAGCAGTAGATGCATAAGCAACAGTTGCCCATGCCGCGTCAGGAGTGTAACCAACATTAGCGTTGCTGCCTTGCTGAGCATCAACATAGTAGATCTTGGTACGAATACCAGGATAGTTCCACTCAACCTCGTCACTAGAGTTTACTTTCAGGAAGGTGCCTTGAGTACCAATACCCTGTCTAGTAGGACCAGTTGCGTTTCTGGTGAGCAAGTCACCCTTAGTTGTCAGCAGTGCTGCGCTATCACCGATAGCGAATGCCTGCCACATGGTAACAGCAGTACCAGGAGTTACACCAATGTTAGAAGATGCAACCGAAATATATGCAGAGGAGGAATACTCAACGAGATCACCGATCTCGTACATATCTGTAGCAGAATATGTACCGTTCCAGTTCTGACCACGAACTGCCAAGGACCAACCATTGACACCAGTATCAACAGAAGTGATAGCAAGACCAACTGGTCTATTATCTGTATTGATTAAGGTTTCGTCAGCAATGTAGGTGTTACCACCAAGAGTTACTGTCTCACCTCTGGAATATGTCTGAGCAGGATCGTATGTGCTAGCACCGCCAGTACCGATACCACCAATTAACAGTGCCCACTGATCAGTATTCTCTGCAGGAGCAAAACCGCGAGGGTTAGTACCGATAGCAACATAAGAAGCACCGTTGTACTCAACGATGTCACCTCTTTCATATCTGGTGGTGGCACCGTACTTCAGTTGGTTCGCAAAACCTTCAGAGAAAGTAGCAAAGTTTGCAGAGGGAGGATAGAAACCATCCGAACCAACACCCGTAGGATCATGCGGGGTCGTAGAAATACCCTGCATCGAATAGTCTGCAGGGACTTGGAATGGAGTGGTACAACGATACTGATAGGGACCGTAGCTAACAATAGCGTTGATGCCATAGTAAGTGTCAGTGGTGAACGCACCCTTAAAGCTGACACCCTCATGGAAAAGTTCCCAATAGGACGGGAAGTCGGAAGTGTACCAGGAACTAGACACACCAATAGAGGTATGCTGAGAGGTACAAATGTAGAGGTTACCACCTTCCTGTACGATGTCGTCTACGACATACGCCGTGCTAGGCGTCCATGTCCCAGCGTTATCGATGCCCCCTGTGTGGAGCGACCAGTAAGCACTGTCGCTAGGGAATCCGTTGGAAGCAGAATCTGAAGTATGGTTGCCAGTACATACATAGGAATTGGCACCGTATCTAACGATGTCATCAATTACATATGCAGTAGAAGCAGCCCAGGCTCCGCGCCAGTTAAATTTCAGTCTGCCAAGTCTAAATTCTGCCATTGTTGGTTCTCGTTAAACAGGTCCAGAGTATGAGTGGGTTCCATTGACCTGAAGGACCAGATATCCGTCAGTGTCTAAGAAATAATTTAAGTTTCGCCTATCAAAGCGTATCTGCTGATATTTATCTTGTGAGTTATTGGCGAGTGCCTTCTGTTCGGTTGTCTCTTCGACATAATCATCGTAGTCACCGAACTCTTCGACTTGCGTACCGTCTAAGCGGAAAGGATCGAAGGTCTCTGTTGTTGATGCAGTGCTCACTTTTGTGAAGTGTAACATGTCATCATCATCTCTTCGCAGAGCGTATACAAAGTAACCCGTCGAGTCTTGCGGACTGAAGTGAGCATTACTTAGTGAGATTGCCATTAGCTAATGATTCTCCAATAACTACCTGTCCACAAGAACATAACAGTCACACCTGAAACATCTAAGTTAACAGGACCATCATCTAAATTGCCAATAGCATCCTTAAATTGGTGCGAAGCTGAGGTCAATATAACATTATTTATACTCCAGTTTTGTCCGCCGTCTCCCATCTCGATACTGTCACCAGGCGAGAGGTTGACGATGGGCATGGTTGCATTGATGACTCCACTGCTGGTGTTCATCAAGTATCTTTTATTAACAACCAACTGAGTAGTCGATGGACCATTAATCTCAGTAAAAATAGGGGTAGCACCTGTTGCTGCCTGAGCAACAGTTTCTACATCGTTACCAACGCGGACATAAATCTTTTGGTCAACTATATTAATCGCCATTTCGCCATCTTCCAGGTCGTTAAGACCAGGAATCTGACCCTGCGTGGTACTTCGTTTTGGTTTAATGCGAGTTGGCATTACGACAAAAGGAAATTGGGCTTCTTAGTATTTAGTTAGTCGTAAAACTCGTACAAATTAAATGCGATAGACATCCTTGGTTCATCTTGCATATTCATCTCCACAGAATGACCCAAAGATGCTGGAAACAAATACATATCACCGTCTTCTGGTTCAACATAGTGAGCAGTATTTTGTGTCAGAGATAAACTATGACCATCATGATGTTGGAACTGTACACCACCTGAATTATCAGGAACATTCACATACATTATGCCTGCTAAAGCAGATCCAGGGTGACTATGAAATCCATTATAACTTCCTCGGTAGTTAATATTAAACCACATATTAGAAAGACGAGGAGCGAAACTGATGCTCGCCTCCTCGTGAGTTTTATATACATCAACGAGTGACATGATTCTATCACTCATGTAATTTAAAAATGGAGAAAATGATTTGTCCAGATAAAAATCATCTGGACTTTGATAACCATTTATATTACTACGATGGTTTGATTGATATACTTTTGCATAGTTCTCCATCCAATCAATGAGATCATCTTGAACTTCTTCAAAATTATCGTCGTTAGATCTTGCAAAGATGTATGGGAGAATAGAAAAAGACTCAATCAATGTAACCCTCCGCTTCTAACCATTTACGAGTGAGTGGTGTGGGTTCATATACTTCCCACATTTTTCCTGCAGCACATGCCTTCAGTGCTTTCATTGTCATACCTTCAGTACGACCTGCCCAAGCTGCCTCTGCTTCCCAAGGCACAGCAGACTTAGGATATGTACGCTCTGCCATGACACGCCAGATCATAGGCACATCTTCTTCAGGTTTGATAATAGCAATCAGACTATTACCAATACTACCTGCCATACAATCTTGTGCAGCGTGCCAACCTTCATGACGCATCACAGACATCAGAACATTAGGACGATGCATATAATCTCTATTGAGATAGAAGTTATTACTTACAGTATGATACACCCCACGGTGACCAACAGGAAAGTAACGCTGGTCTGCAAGAAATACTTTCACATCAACCTGATGCAACGCAGTGAGCATTTGATTGAACTCAAATGCATGTGGTGTAAACTCCTCAGTATTATCATACTCTGAGGAGATGTCAAGGAGAGAATGAACTTCTTCCACATCCTTTGTACACTCACGCACCAACATACAACCCATGGCATCCATGCTGTTGTATCCTTTGGTGATCTTATCCTCACCAGCAAATGCTGGAGTCGCTGCCAAGAGCAGGGCAAGAAATAGTTTTTTCATACTCTAAAATGAATTGGTTCGTATTCGGACTCAGGTAATTTCTGTTGAGCGTCAAGCTCTTGTCCTCCGACTCTAATCTTGGCGGGTGGCAATCCTTGTTGTCCAGGTAATTGTTTGTCCGTTGTAGCTGTGACATCAATTACTTGGTCGTGGAGATACTTAGTCTTGCGATAGGTCCTACCAGGAACCATTTCGACAAGACGAATAGCATCTTGTTCCCATCCACAGTCTGCATACTTCCTACCGTCAGGAGTATAGACCGTCCAGTATTCTTGTTGCATAAAAAAAGAGGGGTGTTTACCCCTCTAATTATATCATAAGTTAGAGTGCGTTGCCACGCGGTAGAACTTCTTCTGGAAAGACGAAGTTTTCGTGTGGTTGATCAACAGTTGCCATCCAGTTACGAAGACCTTCGTTCAAGAGAATGTTCTTGGTGTAGAAGGTTTCAAACTCTGGATCTTCTGCTGCCCTCAGTTCTTGTGAAACAAAGTCATAAGCACGAAGGTTGAGAGCAAGACCAATAATACCGATGGAAGCTGTCCAAAGACCCATAACAGGAACAAACAGCATAAAGAAATGCAACCACCTCTTATTACTAAATGCAATGCCAAAGATCTGAGACCAGAAACGGTTGGCAGTGACCATAGAGTAGGTTTCTTCTTCTTGAGTTGAGTCGAATGCCTTAAAGGTGTTTGCATCGTCACCATCTTGATACAAAGTATTCTCTACTGTAACACCATGAATGGCAGAAAGCAATGCGCCACCCAGGATACCAGCAACACCCATCATGTGAAAGGGATTGAGCGTCCAATTGTGGAAACCTTGGAGGAATAGGAGGAACCTAAAAATCGCAGCAACACCAAACGACGGCGCAAAGAACCAGGAGGATTGTCCGAGTGGATAGATGAGAAACACACTGACAAAAACAGCAATAGGCCCAGAGAACGCGATAGCATTGTACGGTCTAATCCCTACGAGACGACTGATTTCAAACTGCCGAAGCATGAATCCGATCAGGGCGAAGGCACCGTGGAGCGCCACAAAATTCCAGAGTCCTCCCAACTGGAGCCACCGCTGAAAGTCCCCTTGAGACTCAGGACCCCAAAGTAGAAGAAGAGAATGACCCATAGAATCAGCAGGCGTTGACACAGCCGCTGTAAGAAAATTAGCACCCTCCAGATAACTACTTGCGAGTCCGTGAGTGTACCAGCTTGTGACAAACGAAGTGCCAGTAAGCCAGCCACCAATTGCAAGATAAGCAGTGGGAAAAAGAAGTAATCCAGACCAACCCACAAAGACAAAACGATCCCGTTTAAGCCAGTCATCAAGGACATCGAACCACCCCCTCTGTTGTTGAGTTAATACCGATGCGGTCATTTTTATTTACCTTTTTTAAGTAGAACAGATTTGGCCAAGTGTCGCGTATAATCTCCGCGAGTTTTGGCGGTGTCTCTGAAGTTATCATAACTTAATACAATCAGAGAAAAAAATAGGGGTCCGAAGACCCCTTAGATTATATCGTATTAACTGATCAACAGA